TAGAAGATGGTGTTGCATTTGAGTTGTATTGGGCAGAGTTCAATCACAATGACATTGTAAGACGCACAGTAGGCAAAAAGATCAAGTAATGTTAAATTTTAAAACCAACGATGATACTGAAATCACTTTTTGGAGTGTAGTTGACGGAGTAGAAAAGATAGTACCTATTAAACGTGCTAACGAATATCTGCCTAATTGGTTTAAGAATATGCCACAATTTAGTGGAGTTGGTGATCCTCGTGTTGAAGATCAAGGAACATTTAAAAGATGTCCTGCTATAGTTGACATGTTTGCTAATGCATTTGTTGTACCGTTATGGTGTGACTTAGAAGTCGACATACAAGAAGAAGGTTTTAGATATAAAGCAAGTAACCCAGAATTTATATTTGAAGGACATCACAAAAATCAGTTTTTAGAACATGCAAACACAGACTATAAGTTTATATTAAAGGCAGTTTGTCCATGGAAAGTAAAGACACCTCCAGGATACAATGTACTTCAACTACCAATGTTTTATCATTACGATCAGCCGTTTGATGTATTACCGGGTGCAATATACAGTGACATACATCATGCAATGAATCAACAAATGGCTATGAAAGGTTATGGTAGATACACATTAGAAAGAGGAACACCGTTGTGTATGTACATGCCTGTTAAAAGAGATGACTGGAAACTTAACATAAGCGAAAATACAGACGAACTAAAAGAAGTTTATAGAATGAACGAACTTAATATAAAAAGTAAATTTGTAAATGCTTATAGAGATATGAAGAAGAGATTATTAAAGGATTAGATGGTAAAGATATACGAATCACCGGACGGAGGCAAAACTGTGTACGAACGAGATACAGATTCAGGTGAGCGTATTTGTATAGAAGAACCAAAATATCCTGATTGGTATATACACTGGCACGACTTTGAATTGATACAATCAATGGCTGAAGAAGGAAATAAAACCTTGCAAAATTTATTAAAAGAAGTTAAACTAGTATACAACATAAGCATAGAGGAAGATTAATGGCACAGAAGAAAAAGTTTTTAGATTTAAAAGCAATGCTAGGTGCAGTTGATAAACGTGACAAAGATTGGCATAGCAGGCTCAGCGATGACGACAAAAAGTTGTTTGCTCCGTTTATTGCTATGCGTTATGTAAGTAGTGTTAAAGGTGATACATTTTTTCAAGAACACTATTTAGAAATGTGTAATGAATTTGTTAATAAACATCATTGGACATTAAGTAAGAATCATAAAGGCTTGTTATGGAAACTAATGGCAATGTGCGGAGCATATGAAAACTTCTTTCATACATATCAAGCGGCTCCTAAGAAACAAGTAAAGAACAAATTTACACAAACGTTGTTAGATAAAAATCCAAATATGAAGTTAGATGATGCAGAATTATTATCAAGTATTATGTCAAAGAAAGAACAAAGCCAATATATTAAAGACCATGATCCAAATGCAAAATAAAGAATTCAAATGTGTACACTGTGGTAAGAGTTTTCAAAAAGAAAAAACTCTGATGGCGCATATGTGTGAGCCTAAACGTCGATACTTACAAAAAGACGAGAAGCGTGTACAAGTAGGATTCTTAGCATTTAATAAGTTTTATGTATTAGTACAACGAAGCAAAGAGAAAACATATGCAGAATTTTGTAAGAGTAGTTACTACAATGCATTTGTAAAGTTTGGTAGTTTTGCTACAAACATTAATCCGTTGTATCCAGAAAAGTTTATAGACTTTGTAATTAAATCCAATGTGAAACTTGATCATTGGTGTCGTGACGAACTGTATGATACATATATGTTTGAAATGATTAAAGTAGAGCCTACAGAATCCGCATTAGAACGTAGTGTAAAAACAATGCTAGAGTGGGCAGAGAAACAAGACGCACAGTACAATGACTACTTTAGATATTGTAATCTAAATCGTGCAGTTAGCGATATTAGAAATGGACTGATTAGCCCTTGGATCTTATTGAATTCAAAAACAGGACAAGCAATGTTACAAAACTTTAATGACGACCAACTAGCAATAGTTGAGCCAGCATTAGATGTTCCTTATTGGACAAGACAGTTTAGAGCAAAACCTGTTGATGTAGAATTAACTAAAGAAATAATCAAGGAGGCTCAAATTGACTGATTATATTGATATTGAAAAAGGCGAATATACAGTAGTAAGTAATATGCGTAACGGAGAACCAATTGATCGCATATATGGAGGCGACCATCTAAGACTACGCATGATCCAAAAAGACGGAACAGAATATAAAGGTAGAATCAGCAAGAAGTCTATACTTGTTGAAGGCCAAAACGGTAATTTTAAATCACACATTTATGTCACAGATGACAAAAGAACATTTGACAGAAGTGGGTTTCCAGTATATAATATAGATGTTATAGAGGAAAATGTAATAGAGGAGGATACTGATGCTACACAAGATCAGTCAACTGTGTGATAAAGTAAACGTAATGTACACCAAATCTATGAACTTACGTAGACTTAAATATGATATTCCAAAAGGGAATAGAACCGTTGAACAAGAACAACAAATAGATGAACTTGTTCAGGATATCCAAGCACTAGCAAGAGATATCGCAAATGATAGACAAACATATGAAAAAACAGAGTAACAGATATTCGGATCATTCACAATACGATCCGGAGGTACACACTAAAACAAAAGGCGGATTAGGATTTGGTATGAAAAAAGGTATTAAGAGTTCAGACTGGGAAAACAGCGGCGGTCAACTAGCGGCAGTATTTGGTTGGGATTTACCTCCACACTTACAAAAACTAAAAGCAGAATATGAAGCAAAGAGTAAAAAGTAATGCCTGATATTGATTTAGATTTTTTTGATCGTGATAATGTGCTAACAAAGTTTAAGCACATTAAAGGATCACGAAATGAAAAAGATCAATTAAAGAAACATAACACAGGTGTATACTTTCACAATGCTCCACTTGATCCGTTTACTGAACGCTGTACTTTAGATCATAAAGTTGCAGATGAACGTGGTTACTTTAAAATTGATATGCTTAACGTTCACATATACGAGCATGTCAAGAACGAAGAACATTTACAAAGACTTATGGGGAAGGAACCATTATGGGAACTATTGGAACACGAAGACTTCAGCGAAAGAGTCTTTCATCTAAACGGGCACAACAGTCTATTGAAAGCATTGAAGCCCAACTCGGTAGAACAATTAGCGGCAACACTAGCAATAATAAGACCAGCGAAAAGACATCTAGCGAACAAGGACTGGCAAACAATAATGAACGAGGTGTGGACAAAACCAACAGGTGATGAATACTATTTTAAGAAAGCACACGCAGTTGCTTATGCACATGCGATTGTGGTACATATGAATTTAATCTGCGAAGAACTATATGAATAATGAAGAACAGTTTGTTTTTAATAATGATACATTCGAAGAACAAGAAATTGCACAAGTAAGTGCATTACTAGAGAACGAAGCAGTAATACGACAGCATAGGGAAAAACTAGCCAAACAAAAACTAAAACCAAGTTTAGAAGAATGTGTTGAATGTGGTAACGAAATACCTAAAGCAAGACAACGAATAGTGCCTGGGGTAGAACTTTGTATAGATTGTGCTAGTGTAAAAGAAAGAAGGTTCTAATGCATTATGAGTTTGAAGATTACAGACAAAAAAATATTAAAGATCCAGGCCCGTGGCTAACATGGACTGTGCCTAGTGAACTTGCTGTCAAGTATCTGTTTAGGCTTTTGTTGTGGATGTTTTTAATTCCATGGTTATTATTCGGAGGGACGTTAGTACCTATAGGAATATTGTTGCAGTTTCTAGTCGTTGATTACTTTGCTTGGCTAAGGTACAAAAGTACGAATACTATTTGATCTTTCGTATTAACTGAATACTCTTTCTTTTAATTCTTTTTTCAGTTATATCATTTAACCTAACCATAGGCCCGAATAATAATTCTACATCTTTTGTCGCAAACGTTTTAATAAGACTCCTAAACGGTGTCATATCTTGTTTCATAAAGATGTTAATTGGTATTTTTCTATTAGACTCCCACCACCAACTATCGCCACACTCTAGTAGACGTAGTTTTTGTGCATCGTTGTTACACGTAGAATAATCGTATATACTCGTAACACTTGAATCTTGGTTTATAATTATACCAACATATTCATTATCACCGTGTTTTAAACAACTTAAAAACGGAAACTTGCTTTGTAAATCTTCTTGTACTGTTGTCATGTCTTTCCAATAAATAGTATTATAGGATGAACTCAATATGCATAAGTTACCCATATATATTTATGAAACCGGATTTACCTTGTTCAGTGATTTGGACGGGACCGTAAAACAAGGATATACGCCAATGTACCAGAAAAATATTCAGGTAGTTAAAGGTGTCACAAACACCATTAAATTTACCGTTAAAAACCAAGACCAGAAACCGTTAGACATGAACGGCGAAACACTAACATTTAATTTAGTGAACAACGAAACCGGTGCTGTACACCTACAAAAAGCATGTACAACGCTTGATGACGGAAGTACAACCTCTACAAAGGGTGTTGCTACAATCACGCTTACAGAGAGCGATACGGCGTCTTTAGTAAGCAAGTTTTATAAGTTTAGTGTTACTAGAACAGTTGGCGGTTCAGGTAATCATGCAACTTATGCAAACACACACTATGGCGTTGCTGGTACTTTAGAAATTGTTGATCATGTATATCCTGCATTTACAAACAGTGTTGAGTTACCAAACACAGATTTTACTCGTCCTACTACATCACATTTTTATACATATGGCGGACAGATTACAGAATACTTTAGTAGTATTGTAGATGCACAAGCAGAATACAAACGTAACAATGCTATACATACGTTCACACACTATAGTAGTGCATACACAGGCGATGTTACAATACAAGGTACACTAGATGACCAAGTTAGTGCTGATACTAGTTGGGTAGACTTGACTACGGTTAGTGTAACAAACCAAGACACAATTGGTTATGCCAATGTTACAGGAGTATACAATTACTTCAAAGTAAAACATTTACCTGGCAGTTTGAACACCGGAACACTTGACAAAGTACTAGTTAGAAGTTAAACTAGTAATATGAATTCGATACAATCTAGCATTACGACTACCTTGCCTGCAAAAAGAAAGCAAACCCCTAGTGGGTGGATTTCTTTTGATGCTCCTTGCTGTGTTCATAACGGCGAAAGCACAGACAAACGTAAGCGTGGTGGAATAATGTTTAATGGAGACGGTACAGTGAGTTATCATTGTTTTAACTGTGGCTATACAGCATCATTCATTCCGGGTAGAAACTTATCCTACAAGATGAAGAAACTACTTGGATGGTTCGGAATGCCAAATTCAGAGATAACCAAAATTGCTTTGGAGGCACTACGTATAAAAGAGGAGCACGTTATAGACGGTGGAACACCTACTATACAGTTGCCTGTTTTTGAAAAGAAAGAACTGCCAATTGGAGCCAAACCTATAATGGAGTGGCATGATTGGAAAGCACTCGAACCAGATGGATTGGATCCAGAGTTCATTAGAGCCGTTGAGTATATAGTTGACGATCGTGGCCTTGATATTGAGGACTACGACTTTATGTGGACCTGCGAAGGATCATACAAGTCAAGGCTGATAGTTCCATTTTATTATCAAGGGGACATAGTCGGATACACCGCTCGTAAACTAGGCAACGGCTCACCTAAATATATTACAGACAGTCAACCAGGCTATGTGTTTAATTTAGATGGTCAAGGATATGATAGACAGTTTGTAATTGTAGTGGAAGGTCCGTTTGACGCTATTAGTGTAGGCGGTGTAGCAGTATTACGTAATGAAGTAAACGATCAACAGAGTATGCTTATTAACAGTCTACAACGTGAAGTTATAGTTGTTCCTGACAAGGATCAAAGTGGAGAACAACTAGTAACCGATGCAGTTAAATATGGATGGAGCGTTTCGTTTCCTGAATGGCCCGACAACGATATTAAAGATGTCGCAGAAGCAGTTGAACGATACGGTAAGATATACACAATGCAAAAAATAGTATCATCTAAAGTAACAGGCTTGAAGATACAACTATTGGCGAAAACTTACTTTGCAGAATAACAAAAAAGGTAGTATAATATAACTATGCAAGATTTTAATCAAGAAATACAGAAGTTGTTTTTAGAAATGTTTATTTCAGATGCAGAAGCATTTGTTAGATGTCAAGGTATTTTTGAAAGCGAAAACTTCGATCAGCAACTACGTGATGGTGCAGAATTTATTAGCAAGTATGTTGATGAATATAAAGTTATGCCTGAACTTGAAATCGTTAATACTAGTTGTGGTACAAAATTAAAAGATGCAAGTAGTATAGGACAAGAACACACAGATTGGTTGTTGGATACCTTTGAACAGTTTAGTAGACACAAAGCACTAGAACGTGCAATTCTTAAGAGTGCTGACTTGCTTGAAAAAGGTGAGTATGGTCCAGTTGAAGGACTAATAAAAGAAGCAATACAAATTGGTCTTGCAAAAGATATGGGTACAGATTACTTTGCTGATCCTAGAGGTCGACTAGAAGGACTAAAGGACAACAACGGACAAGTAAGCACAGGTTGGCCGAGTATTGATAGAAAACTATTTGGTGGATTCAACAGAGGTGAATTGAATATCTTTGCAGGTGGTTCAGGTGCAGGTAAGAGTTTGTTCTTACAGAATATGGGTGTTAACTTTGCACTAGAAGGTATGAACGTGTTGTATATTAGTTTAGAACTTTCTGAAGCACTAACAGCAATGCGTATTGATAGTATGCTTACAGGAGTTGCTACTAGAGATGTGTTTAAGAATCTTGATGACATAGAAATGAAAGTCAAGATGATGGGCAAGAAAAGCGGACGCATACAAATTAAGTATATGCCAAGTGGTAAGAATGCAAATGATATAAGAAGTTATGTTAAAGAATGGTCAATTAAAAACAAGTGTAAGCCAGATGTATTATTGATTGACTACTTGGATTTGCTGATGCCGTTGAGCATTAAAGTATCGCCAAGCGATTTGTTTGTTAAAGACAAATACGTAAGTGAAGAACTGCGTAACTTGGCAATGGAAATGCAGTGTGTGTTTGTTACAGCATCACAGTTAAACAGAGCGGCAGTAGAAGAAATAGAATTTGATCATTCGCACATCAGTGGAGGGTTGAGTAAGATTCAAACTGCTGATAACGTGATTGGTATCTTTACAAGTAGAGCAATGAAAGAACGTGGTCGTTATCAAATACAATTTATGAAAACTAGATCATCAAGTGGTGTAGGACAAAAAGTAGATCTAGAATTTGATGTAGACAGTTTGCGTATTAGAGATCTTGCAGAAGATGAACAACAATCATGGCAAAGCACAGGCAGTTCAATTGTAAATGGTATAAAGAAACAATCAACTGTAACAGAATCAAATCATGATGCAGGACAAGAAACTGCACTACGTGAGCCTGGCGAAGGCGATACTATAGGTAAGATAAGCGGTAAAGCACAAAGCAGTAAACTACGTGAAATGCTTCAGAATATAAACGTTGATTCAGATTAAAAAAAGTTTTTTACACTCTCACTGATACTTTCTGATGTAGCACTTTGCCACAGAGTCTGTATAGGAATTTCTAATAGATTGATTGGACAAGTTGTATACAACCATTTGTGTTGTGGGGTCCATGGAGGTTCTCCTCCCATTTCACCTTCCAATTGTCCTGCTTGCCAAGTGCTAACACCAACACACAATCTCCAATTGCTTGGTCCACGGTTCTCGCCTATTTCACGTAGCATTGCTTCACTACTAGTAACACACAACCCTGGAGTTACACTAAACGTATCACTAACAGTACAGTCTGGTGTGTGAATAAAATGTAGGCCTTCTTGTGATACTGGTCCACCTTGAAACACTTGTTCGTTGGCATATATTCCGCAATCAATACCTTGTGCAACTGTGCGTAGATCTAAACTAGGATGTGGTTTGTTGACTACTAATCCCCAAGCACCTTTGGCATGATGTTCACAAACAAGTATAACGCTTTCATTAAAGAAAGGACTATTGATGATTGGTTGAGATATTAAAACTTTACCTTGCAAACTGTTAGGTCCGGAATACACGCTAGAGTCCTATCTTAATTTTTTTAATTGCTGAGTCGTAGTTTTGATTTTGCCGTCAGGTCCACGTTTGTTACCACGTTGCTCACGCTCTAAAGGATTGCTGATTGTTGCTGAGTTTACTCTAGGCTTTTGGCCTGTAAATTCACCTTGCGTAATCATACCTTGTTTATCTACTTCTTTTTGTGCCATAGAGTATCTCCTTGTTAAACATATTTACCACAGTTCTAAACACTGCGGCAGTGCATAACTTGGTGTATTCCCAATAGTCCCATCGACTACGCATGTACTTGTTGGGCTCTATACCCAATGCTGATCTGTGTATGTCTATGATGAAAACCAATCTGTTTGTTGTAGCATTTGACCATGCAATGTGTACACCTGAGTTGTCAAAACCAAACACACCATCTCTCCAACCTATTCTTTGACCCATGACCCAAAGACCCATATCACCTTCGGGTATCATCAAAGGTATATGACATCTTATGTATTTGCAGTAACGGTTTTCTTCATCTCCGTTGTGCAGTGGAATCTTTGCACCTGGCTTGAGCAAACTATAACTGGCTACGTTTACATCATCGCCAAACATCTTTACTAGTTTGTGTGCTGTGGGATAGTTCTTTTTGATTACACGTTCTTTGTCTGCCCATTGCTTTTGATAGAGTACGCCCAGGGGCACCCACCCGTTGATGTCGTGCCAATATTTTTCTTCGTCACCTTTGCTCTGTTGTTCTTGTTGTTCTAGTACTTCAGGGTGAACTTGTAAAAAGTCCGCCAACAGTTGAGGTGCTAGTTCAGTGAACTGTTGTGCAAAAGGTATTTCGTGATGTTGCCATATGTACTTACGCATATGTGTATTTACACGGGGCGCACACAAGCACTATAAAGTTGAACTCGTGCTTGTGTGACTCGTGGTATCTTAGACTGCATACAAGCGTCATACAGTGCTAGTTGTTGGTATGGTTGATGCTTATATGTTTAAGTACTCGGCCACTGTTGTCGCCACTAGTAACAGTATATCCACTTGTACCATTTCCATTCACAGCAACTTCTCTACGAGATTTCATAAGGATTTTCTCCTTGCGTTCTCTCTGTTTTTGATCACGGTATGCGTTAAGTAGGTGTTCGAATCTGTTCATTACACTCTCCCGGTTAAAGTTAAGTGCGTTCCTTCAGCGTGTTGTTGCTTACTTCCGGCCAAGTCGGCTGAACGTTGTACAAGTATTTAGTGAAGTATGCGTGGCTCACAGTGTACTTGATCGAGTACAATGTAACCGAGAGGCAACACTACGCAGTGTTAGTGTAGCGTGTGTGTAGGCCCAATCAAGCGAAGCGTCAGCGGAAATTTTTTTACTAGAGCGAAGCGACAAGCGGTAGCGTTTTTATCTACCCAACATGTGATTGGTTTCGTGATCTATGCT